AAGCAAAACAATTCATGGTCTAATGCAGTTTGCCTAATATAATAATTAGGTGGATAATGTTTTTGCAAAGTTTGTGATTTGACTTGGATATGAATATTTTTAAACAGGATGTCTGCTGCTGAACCATGATTGACATGAATTTGTGGTTTAATTTTAAAATATTTTGCTACCGCAAACTCTGCCATAGCTCCTGAAACAGAATCTTTGACTTGCTGATAAAAATTACCGGTGTAATTATGACCCCAACTTTCCCCATGATGAATGGATTCAAATACCCTCATCATACCTACCTGTGAGGCAGTTTGTTGCTCATACAAATCTAAATGAACAATCATCTTAAATTCTCAAATGCTCCTGGATAAATTACTTTTAATTTATCTAATAAACTTGGTTTGGAATGTTCGTTCACAATTGCAGTCATCCAAATAATCATAATGCCAACTAGCACCCATAAATATTTATTCATCTAAACACCTCTTAATAAATTGAACGATACTTTTATTATTGATAAAAACTTTTGTCATAGCTTTTGCCAAACCATCTACGGTTTTTTCTTCTGACCTTATTTCTTGATTGGACTTGTCTATCACAAAGTGCATGATTTCATGTAACACAACTTCTAATAGCAATTCCTTATTGTGTTGTAAGTCTTTATCTATTTCAATCCTTGTCTTATTTGGGTCATATTCGCCTAAAATACCCCTTTTTTTAGCTAAATCATGGTCAATATAGGTAATCTTAGCTGTGGAATTTCTATAAACTATTTCTTTGGGTATTCTCATAATCTTTCTTAGTGATTCGTTTAAATACTATTTTTATAAAAATGTAAATATAAAAAAAATAGTTTGATAATAGATTGACAATATCAAATTTAAAAATTATAAAACGAATCAAGAATGAAACAAGGAAAGGAAATAACAATGCACAATCCAAATGAAATAAATGTTGATCAAATAGATTGGAACTTGAGCAAACCGCATATTGGAAAATTAGTTAATTTTTTACATCAATGTAATGTTCATACCATCAATGATTTAAAAACATTTTGTTTAAATAAAAATATTTTTAAATCTCACAAATATACAACTTCATATTACAATGCGATAGAAGATAAAGAGATGGACAGATACAGATATTTTAAGTTTGGCAAAAAATACAGATTTGAAATACAAAAATGTTTAAAGTTTTTTTATCCAAATGAACATTTTGATTTATCTATGGAGTTGCCAAGAAAAAATTTAATAAGTTATTCAGATCAAAAAAACAATATAGAATATTTACAACGAAAAGGATAAAAAATGAAAATAAATAATAAAGAATATAAAACCATTGTAGATAGTTTAAACCTATTTATAGGTATTAATAATTTTAAAATAAAAAAAACTTATGACGATTCTGTAAAAAAAGAAATTATAAATGCAGTTTCTTTAAAAGAAAAAATTAAATTATTACATGATAAAACTTTTAGTGGAATTGATTTTAGTTTAGAAAAATAATGGATAATTTTTTAAATACAGTTTCGGAAGTTTATAAAAAATTTGGTTTAGAGAATACTTCTGTATCAGAAAACAAACTTCCTGAAGACGTTAGATTTTTTCAAAGAATAGTTTTAACTAAAAAAGAAAAAGAATTATTACCTGGAAATGCTTCTCTTACAATGGGTACATTAATCCATGAAGCTGTGCAAAAAATGATTTGTCATGGCAAAACATTGAATGATGTTATCTATAAAGATGAAAACAGTTTAATTAAAAAGGTTCGCAACTATAAATCCTTAGATGATAAAGACCATGCTAAAAGCAGATTGATTGCTATTCAAGCAAAAAAGATTGTAACCAATTTTGTAAAAGGTGTGGAGTCTTTGCAAGACAAAGGTTGGAAGTCTGAATTAGAATATGTGCATTGGGATAATAGAGTAGGAACTTACTTTAGAATGTTTGTGGATGCAGTAGGGGAAAAATATTTTATAGATTTTAAAAATTTATTTGGTTCGGTTAGGCAAACGAAAAAAGGTTGGTCAATATCGTCTAGGTCTTTAGATGCAAAATTATTTTCAAGCGATATTATGCAAATGGCTTTGTATAGCAAGGTATTACCCAATCATAAACCTTGTTTAATTTACGCAACGGTAGATGATGTGAGATGTTTTCACCCTGACAATACACCTGAAATGAAACCTGAATATTTACACAAAGCCTATGAAGAATTAATTTTATATCAAAGACAATGGGAATTAAAATTAAAGATAGCTGATGGTGATGTAAAAAAATTAGCTATGTTAGTCAAAACAGATTTTTCTAGCATTAGAAAACAAGATTTTTGGTGGAAGAATATACCACAGGAGTACATAGATAGATTAAAAACATATTATGCTTGATGTAATTATTATTATTATTTTTGGTTTATTATGAAAAGTCAAAAAGTAAGTGAATTAGATTTTGTAAAAAAACAATTAGAGGACGAAATAAAAGAAAAGAATTTATATATGACGAAATTTGCTAATCTTATTTTAGAACGCAATCAATTAAGAGATAAGTTAGCCAATGCTCTTAGATATGTAAATGCAAGTAATATCAAATTAAAAGAAACGAAAGAGAAACTAAAAAAAAATGCTTAATTTAATAATTGAAAAAAATGTTCCTATACCTGCCAAACTAAATCCTGGTAGTAAATGGGGAAGTTTAAAGAACTATGCAAACAAAATGGATCTAAAAGATAGCATAGTATTTTATGTATATGATTTTCTTACTAATAAAGAAGAACCTTGCAAAGCAGATATAGTAACTGCTGTAAAGGATTGTGAAAACGCATCTAATAGGCTTGGAACTTTTATTAGAAGAAAATACGGAAAGGGTTCTTACAAGAGAATACAATTACCATTCCTTGCAAGAGAAGATAACAAATATGTACTTGGAGCTACGGTTCAGGGTTACAGAATATGGAGGATAAAATAATGACAAAGGAAGAAATAGAAAAAGAAAAAGCAGAAGAAAAAAATAATATTTTAGCAGATTTATTATTAGCAAGACATTACTTAGAAATAACTTGTTTTAATTTAAAACAAGAAAAGTGTCCTGTGTTTAATGCTGCAATAAATAAATTAAAAACAGAAACAGCAGATATGATTTTTGATGGTTATACAAATGGACTATCTATAACATCAAATGCTGTAGATTTTTTTAAACCAAGTTTAAATTAATAGGAGGATACAATGAGTGAAGCAACACTACAATCAGCTATAACTAGATTTGTAGAACAAACGAAAGATCAACATATACAAATTAAAGGTCAGCAATCTTATTTAAAGGTAGTAGATCGTTTAAATTTTGTTCGTCAAACTTTTGGTGAACGTATATGTATTGAAACAACAACAAGCTATCCAGATGGATTAGCAGAATTTCATACTAAAATATATTTAGATGGAAAACTAATTGCAACAGGTCAAGCCAAACAAACCATGAAAAAAGACAAGGAGTATGAAAAAGTTGCTTCGGTGTCTATTGGTAGAGCCTTAGCAGTTGCAGGTTTTGCAGGAAACGAATTAGCGACTTATGAAGAAATGAAAGACTTTGTATCTCAACAATCCGTAGTACCTCTTAAATCTGTAGAAACCAAACCAACTTCTAATCAAGACGAAGTGGCTAATGATGTAATAGAAAAGTTAGAACAAGCAGCTAAGTATGCCAAAAGTTCTACCGCATTAGAAAAACAAAAAGAATTAATCTTAGGTGAATATAAAATAGAATTAGAAAACATCAAACTTTCTAATGCTACATTATTTGACAAGATTAAAAACAGATACACAACACTCAAACAAGAAAAGGAAATGAACCAACATGGAAGATAAAAAACAAGACTCCATAGCTCTTTGGAAAAATCAAAAGCGAAGAAACGACAGAGATCCTGCTTATACAGGTAGAGGAACTGTTGGTGGCAAAAATGTTCAAGCAGCTGCATGGATTAATACAGAAAAGAAGAATGAAAATTCTCCTGACTTTACTGTTCGTTTATCAGAACCAACTAACAAACCTAAAAGCGAAGAAATACCGTTTTAATGGAATCCGACAATCCTAATCACTATAAAAAAAGTATAGAAACTTGGGATGCCATCATAAGCCAACTATCTCCTAGTGAGGTAGTTGGTTATATGAAAGGTTGTGTTGCAAAACACTTATTTCGTTTTGGAGAAAAAGGCGGTAGGGATATAGATAAATGCTTAATGGATATGAAGAAGTCATTAAAGTACATAGAGAAATGTATTGAGTATTTAGAAAAGATTAAGAGCAAAGGGTTTGACATAAATAATCAAAATGAATCAGGTGTAACTAATTTAATTGTTAAACCAAAAGGAAAGCATGAATAGCAAAGATTATATTTATTTATCTAAAGTTAAGTTTGATGTGTTGAACTACATTAAACAGTTTATTAAAGAACATGAATACTCACCAACCCTTGCAGAAATAGCTAAAAAACTAGGTTTTACAAGAGCAAGAGCAGGTGTCATTGTTATGGAATTATTCCGTTTAGGATTAATTAGCAAAGGAAATTCATCTCATAGAAAAATTAGAATGAACCAAAAACAAGTTGCATTGACATTGAATTTACAATATAACAGGGAATATAAAGTTAATGAGTTTGGAAAATAAAGTTATGAAAGAATTTCACTACACAATGTCTGTGAAATTTACCGATTTCTTCAAAGATGTAGAAAGTGCAGCTTTGAGTGAAAAACCTAGTAAGGATGCTAGGATAACAGTTCTTAGCCAAAAATTTGATAAAGCTAAGACTAAACTAAATGAGGCAAATGATGATGGAACTAAATCCAAAAATCATCAAGACTCTAAAGGAAAAGCAAAATGAAGAACTTCGTAAAGCATGGAAGTACAAAAGGCTTTTCCAAAAGTGCCAAGCGAAACAACATATGCTTACACTTAAAATTGAGTCTTTGACGAACTCAGCAGAAACTGTAGCAACTTAAACAGTTTTTTGCTTTACCTACCAAAGGTTGCATAAACCTTATAGGCATTGTTTGCTCAAAAAGAAAGGATGTATAAAATGGATAACTTAAAACTTGACATGGGTAAAAGGATAGCTAGTGCAAGATTTGAAAAAAGAATGACACAAGCTGCTATAGCTAAAGAACTTGGTGTTACTCATCAATGCATACAAAAATATGAAAAGGGTAAGATAGAAATATCTTCTACTAATCTGTTAAAGATTGCCAACCTTTTAGATAAGCCAATAGATTTTTTCTTTCATGCAGATGTAAATACTCTGCCTAGAAAGATAATACAGAATTTTGAAAGTTCATATGATGTCTTTCAAGATACAGTATTAGGTAGTCATGTTCCTATGCTGTTTAATAAAACATCGTAAAAACAATTTGGTTGTTGTGTGTTGTGAGGCGATAGGTTTTTACTCCCCTGTTAGACTTGTCGCCTCATGCTAAATAAAAATATGATTGAAAATATTAAAAAAGAACAAAAAAAATCTGATACTAAAATACTTGATGTAGTATCTTCATTTTGTAAAAAAAATATTCATATTAAAGAATGTCAAACAATTTATTTTCTTATTATCCAACCTGGAAGAAAAGCAAAAAATAAAATATAATCTTTATTATAGGCATAAAAAAAGAGCTACCCAATAACCCCATAAGATTATTAGATAGCTCTTGTATTGATTCCCACCACCACCCATAGCACTAAGCTACGACCAATTGGCTATAAAGCCAATCTCAATTCTATTTGAAACCTTTTTTCATCTTTGCATAAGCCTTAGATGAAATAGTGGACTTAGATTTACTCCTGGAAGTTCCTTTTTTCTTTCTTTGGTTTATATTGTACCAAAGACCTTTCTTAGCAATCTTTCCAGATTTAGTTTTGTGATAACCGGATTTCATTTCTTTTTCTTTTTCTCCATGCCTTTTAGTTTTTTCTTACGAACTGTAGCATAGAATATAGGTTTAGCTTTTTTAGCACCATATTGTTTCTTCATGGCACTCATCATCTTTTTACCTTTTGTTGTTAGTGGCACTATTATTTCTCCTCTAAGTTTGGCAATCTTGGTTGTTAGCATGATAATCTAGTATTTAGATTTCATTTTCTTTCCAGTTTTCTTAGCATACTTCTTAGCAGCAGCTTTTCCTTTTTTAGAATAAGGAAACTTCTTCTTTCCTACCATTGGCATAATATTTCTCCTGTTGCTGTTCTGTGTCTTTTTTATAGCAATTAAAATGAGCTGACTTTTTGTCTGCAAAAGAAACAAAAGAATCAGTATTCATTAACTGTTTATTACAATGTCTGCAAAGACCAATCAATAATGATTTTATCTTTTTCTTTTTTACCAAGCCTTACAACTCCAATATCTAGCTGATAACTTATTCGTTTCTCCAGAACATTTGTGTCTTGCTCTAAAAGATTTACGTCTAGCTGCGATATGTTTTTTAATCTTCATGTTAGGATCACCAAAGCGAACTAATCTAACTTGATCTCCTTGCTTAGCCAACACCGCAGACTTTTTAGATTTGCCTGGTGTTCGTTTAGGTTTGTTATAACCTGCAAATTTTTCACCTCTATATGTTATCATGCTTTATCTCCACACATCTAAAATTAACAATTAATTGTTCTTTAATAAAGTCTTTTTTATCTATGTTCTTTAGTATAACGGTTGATTTTTCATATCCTGCAACCCCACAATCGTACATATCTAAGAACTCCCCTGATTTGATTTCAGGCATACATACTTGGTGTAGGGTGGAGCATATATATATAATTAAAGCAAATTTCATTTTTTAAATTTATCCAAAACATTAATTCCAAAGCTACCTGATATGATGGCTAGTAATGAGTACCAAAACAAATCATTAGCTGATTTTAATAATTCCCAACCTGCTGCCATAAAAGGTTGAGTATAAGGCACAAAGTGTGCAACTAGAATTAATGTATAGACAATCGTAATCCATTCATCTTTCCAAGATTTTTCGGAACTAACTACTTGTTGAACAGATACATCTTTACTTGCTTCTATTTCTTTTGCTCTGATAATTTTATCTTTTTCTAACTTGTGTTCAATTGCACCAATCGTTTTAGATATAATTAAATTAGTAATAGGGTTCTTAATAAGTGGTAATATAAAATTTAACATGATTATGTTGTCCTTACTCTGTTGGCTAGGGTCTTGCAACGATCTGGAGTTTGTTGATGCCACCTGGAATCAATCATCTCATCAGCTGCATTAACCCAATTCTTTTCTTGTAATGCTTGAATAAACTTTTTAAATTTATGAACCGTTCCTATACCTAACTGAAAAATCATTTCTATGAGAACACCTTTGATTTGATCAGGAACATCTAATTTGTATTCACTACAAAACGATTCCATTTGTTTCTTGGCATTATCAAAGTCTTGCTCAAATACTTCTTCTAGTATTTCTTTGTCATATTCTACACCTTCTTCAAAGGTATCGTTAGGTGTAATCAAATGTCCATAACCAATGGTTTTTTTACCAAGAGAATCTGCATAGATACTATTGCGAAACCCCTCATGGATTTTAATACTAACCTTTATGGAATCAATATTCATTTTTTCTTTCTTTTGTTACAAACGTAAAGCTCTCTCCATATTTTGTTTTCCAGTCTGCTGACAATGGTAAGAATTTTCCGTAACAAGAATCTATAGAATCTTTCACACATTTGCATCCCCCTAATAAAAAGCATTTGATGTTTGGTGAGTACCAGTAGCACTTCATATATTATTTTTTATTATTAATGTAATTATAAACTCTACCAAAAGATTGATTGATTTGAAACAACTCTCCTTTGATCATAGAACTATCTTCTTTTAATTCTACTACACTTACAAGTACCCATGTAGATAAACCCATTAGAATCGTACCTAAGACTCCTATAATCCACTTCATATCTATCTTCATATTGT